GGTAAACAGAACACGGGGAAATCTACCTTTTTTACCAAATTGCTTCCAAAGGAGCTAAATAGGTATTTTGCAACGTCGCAGCTGGATAGGGGCAAGGATGACGAAATATTGATGTGTCAATCAATAATTATTTTCGACGACGAATTTAGCGGCAAATCTAAGCAGGATGCAAAGCACATGAAGCGTATGCTTTCTGCTCCGTCGTTTACATTGCGTGAGCCATACGGGCGTCAAAACGTAACGCTTAAACGTATTGCGACGCTGTGCGGCACATGTAACGAATTGGACGTTTTAAACGATCCTACAGGAAACAGGCGGTTTATTGTTTTTGAGGTTGCAGGGCAATTTGATTATGAGCTTTACAATAGCGTTAATAAAGCGCAGTTATTTGCGCAGCTAATGTCTTACAGAGCCGAGGGCATAACTTCGGACATTGGATCGGAAATGTTGGATAAGATGCAAAACAATAGCGAAGATTTTATGGAAGTAAACGTAGAACAAGAAATAGCACAGTATTATCTAAGCCCTAATGATTTACCTTATGGCAAGGTAGTTCATTTATCTTCAAGCGCTATATTGTCAGAAATAAAAAAATCTACCAATTTAAATTTAGGCAGTAAAAGGTTTTCTCAAGCCTTAAAATCTTTGGGCTTTAGATATGGGAAAAATAATGGAAATAGAGGTTTTTGGGTTGCATTTAAACAATTGTAGTCATACCAAGTGTCCACAAAAAAATACTATATATTTGATTAATAATGAATTACATTTTTACAGGACATTTAGGGACACTTCAAAAGCGGTTGCTATTAGATATAATAAATCATATTTATGTGTGTGTGTATATATATACAAATTATTATTATTCCTATAATATTATAAAATGAAGTGTCCCAAGTGTCCTTTAGTATATCAAGCCCAACAACAGCGCGGAAATGAGTGGGGCAACTTGATGCTATATAAAGTGTCCAGAAGTGTCCCAAGTGTCCCTTGATTATATTCTTAATTAGTGTATTATATTTGCAACATGCCAACCATAAACAAGAGAACTACCAAGCCAAAGGGCGACCATCAAGGCCGCCGCTTTTATCATGCAGGTTACCAGACGCAAGAATGGCGCGCGATACGTCGGCAAGTTTTGCAGCATGAGCCGCTGTGCCGTGATTGCAAAGCCAAAGGGATTGTTAAGGTTGCCAATGTCATAGACCACATAAAACCAGTTCGCTTAGGTGGTGAGTTTTGGGAAACAACTAACATGCAGCCGTTATGTACGTCGTGTCATAATAGCAAGTCGGCTTACGAATCGAAAGGTATTTTGTAATCCAATCCGGATTGATTAAATTTGCATTATGGAACAATGGAAGATTATAAGCGATAACCCAAATTATGAAATAAGTAATTATGGTAGAATTAGAAGAATTAAAAGTGGTTTAATAATGAAAGGAGGAAATAAAAAGGGTTACAAAATATTTGTAAGTAAAAGTAAAGGTATAAGATATACAAAAACTATTCATAGATTGGTTGCTACTCACTTTATACCAAATCCAAACAATTATCCGCATATAAATCACATTGATGCAGATAAGGCAAATAACAATGTAAACAATTTGGAATGGTGTGACAATCAAATGAATACAGACCATGCAGTAAACCTTGGTAGGATTCCAAGAATAGCTGTAAGAAATAAAATTACTGGTGAAATACTTAGAAGTGCTTACGAATTATCTAAATTGCAAGGATGGAGCTATAGTACAACTAAGCAAAAGCTAAAAGGTTATTATGTAAAACCATTTGAATGGGAATATTTTAACCCCATAGCCCTAAACGTTTCTACACAGATGGACGGCAAAACCGCTGGTCACTCTTTTTCACACCCGCGAGAAAGTAAATAAGATGAAAGGAAGGCCAAAAATACCTACAGAATTAAAAAAACTGAAAGGAACCGAGGATAAACGTTGGATGTTGGAGAATGAAGTTAAATTTGATTTAGTGATGGGCGACAATTCCGATAAAATAAAATTGAAAGGCGACGCGCTAAAAATATTTAGCGAAGTTTGCGAGCAGCTTCGCAAAACTGGAATCATGGCCGAAGTTGACAGCGAGTTGGTTTCGGCGTATGCGCAGAAGTTAGCGACGTATAAGCAGGCAATAAAAATGCTGGAAGCTGAGGGCGAAGTGATAACTGGAGAAAAAGGCACGCGCATAAACCCGTGGTTTGATGTGAGCGAGCGAAGCTTGAAGCAAGCCATTGCTATTGGCGTCTTGTTCGGAATCACACCAAGCGCACGCGCTCGGATTCCTGCGCAGGCAGCACCGGCAAGCAAATTAGAATTACTTAAAAAGAAAATATCATGAAAGTATTTAAGATTGAACAGACCGCAAGCGGTTGGGTTATAACAATAGACGGCGCGGCCGTTGACAAATGGGGCAAGCCTTCAGAAGCTCCACACGTTTACCGAAATAAATATCTGGCGCAGCTTGCGGAGCGTTATTTAAAAAATATCACGGTTACAGTAAGCACCGACGAAGACAGCACCGACGTGGTGGTAAAATGGAGCAAGCCCAAGCATACGCGGAAAAAGTAATAAGCGGCGAGATTGTAGCCGGGCAACTTGTGCGCAATGCGTGCGAGCGTTTTTTGCGTGACCTTAAAAGCTGGCAGTTTGAGCAATCAAACGTTGATCATGCCGTAACGTTTATTCAAGAGTTGGAGCATACCACCGGTGAGCATGCAGGGCGTAAGTTTATCCTTGAACCATGGCAGTATTTCATTGTGGCCAATCTGTTTGGGTTTGTAAACGAAGATGGCACGCGAAGATTTACGCGGGCTTACGTTGAGGTACCGCGGAAAAACGGGAAGTCGACGTTTAGCAGCGCGCTGATGCTGTACGGATTATTGGCCGACGGCGAGCCAGCGGCGCAGGTGTATAGCGCAGCTACGAAGCTCGACCAAGCAATGATGGTGTTCGGCGAATCGGTGCGAGTTTGTCAGAACGTGGATTTTTTGCAGGGCGAAGTCGTTGTAAACAACAGCGTTAACAATCGGCGGATACTATACGGCCAGAATCTGTATAAGCCATTGGAATGGAACCCGAATAAACAGGACGGTTTAAATACTCACTTCGCGTGTATTGATGAATATCACGCGCACCCAAGCGACGACCTATACAACGTAATTCGTAATAGTATGGGCGCACGCAGGCAGCCGTTGCTGTTTACGATAACGACGGCAGGATTTAACCGCGAATCACCATGCTACCGACACCGGCAGTATTGCGGGAACGTTTTAAACGACGCGATTAAAGACGACGGCCTGTTTACGATTATTTACAGCTTAGACGCTGGCGACGATTGGACGGACAGAAAAGTTTGGGCGAAGGCAAACCCGAATTGGGGCATAAGTGTTTACCCAAGGCAATTGGAGCAAGCAGTAAACGAAGCGAGGGAGTTCGTGCATAAGGAAGTCGAATTTAAAACGAAGCTGCTTAACGTGTGGACTGATACGGCGCAGACGTGGATAAGCGATAAGGACTGGGCAGCATGTGAGCAGCAGTTGGATTTATTAGGCGAGCGCTGCTATGGCGGTCTCGATTTGGCGAGTACGTCGGATTTCTGCGCGTTTAGTTTATGGTTTCCGGAGCATAACGCCGTAAGAACGTGGTATTATTTACCAGAGGCCGCGATAAAGAAACGCACTGATAACGTAGGACAGTCATATCAGCAATGGGTGAGGGATGGTTATATTGTGGTAACTGATGGGAACGTAACTGATTACGGATTTATAAAGCGGCATATTATGGAGCTGGCCGAAGATTACGACATACAGGATATAAGCTTCGACCGATTTAACGCGTCGCAATTGGTTATTGAGTTGCAGAACGAAGGACTGCCGATGTTTCCATTTGGACAGGGTTTTGTGAGCATGAGCGCGCCGACGAAGGAGCTTGAGCGCAAGGTAATGAATAAAGATTTAACCCATGACGGTAACCCAGTAACGCGGTGGATGTTGGGCAACGTGTTGCTGCAATACGATCCTGCGGGGAACGTGAAAGTAAACAAGGCGAAGTCGGGGGATAAGGTAGACGGCGTGGTTTCGATTATCATGGCGTTGGGTGGTTGCATGATTGAGGCCGCGAAAAATGAAACGCAAGATTTTTGGTTTGTGAAGCTATGAGGTTAGAGCTTATATATATCGACGAATACATTAAGCGATATTATGAGCTGTTGCCGTTGCATCCAACCTACGAGAAAGCTTGGGAGGCATTGGAGGAAGAATATAAGCAGGCTATTGGCCGCAACCGATACGCTAACTATGCAACGTTTCGCGTGGTGCTATGCCGATGGATGAAAATAAATAGACGTTGTTAACGTCATGTAAGTAATTTAATATTTAATTTGTATTATGCAATTTCGGCTATGGCCAACTAAAACAGAGAAACGTAGCAGCCTATCAGCGCCGCCTGACTGGTTAGTCAATACGCTATCGAATATATTTGGTATTCAAACCAAGTCGGGCGCGGCTGTTAACGAAAATACAGCGCTATCTATTAGCAGTGTTCACGCTTGCGT